ATGAGCAAAAATAAAAATATTAAATTCACTTATATCCGGAAACACGGTATCGGATCGGTCCTGCACGCCCGTACAGCGGGAGATACCTGCCGGGGCAAAGGATGCGTTGCCCCCGGTTTAAAACATACGCTGACCATTACTCGCCATCCATCTGTTTAACATCCTTGAATATGACACTAAAACTAACCATCCGGCAGGCGGAAGCATTGCACAACCTTTTCCGGGAGATCGTGAACCAGGATCCTGCCCCTGATATGACCGAAAGCCTGGTAAAAGACCTGCTGAAGCCGGTCTTCAGAAAGCTGGAGGCGAAACTGGCAGCCAGGCTTAAAGGCGATGGCTATAGCATATCGCTGACTGATATGGAGGCCAAAGCATATTATCTTTATTTTAACCAGCGTTACCTGGGGGAGCGGTGGAGATACGAACAGGCATTCATTAATGACCAGCTGAACCTTTTAAATAAGCTTTACGCATGAGCAATGTACCTCGGACAGGCAGATACCGGGAGGGGACCCTGCATGAAAACAGCAGTTACAAAACAGTAAACACCAGGGGCTCCTTGCTGAAACTTGCCAATCTTTTAAAGTTATTTCTGCTTTGCATCAGGGATAACACCATATAACAATCTTGCTGTAACTTTTAACAGGATCAGCTTTTGAATGACCAGGGCCGGACATTATTGCTGATAAATTCGTTTTACTTTTATTTTATATCTAAACCAACTATGGCACTCGGTAAACAATTGATTTCCAATATACTTTCAGAACCGTTAAAGAAAGAAGGCGTTAAGCATGTCAAAGGCGTTTTTAAAGCGCGCCGTGATCATGATATTGTATGCCGCCTGTATTTTCATTACAAGATCAAAGGCCTGCAATATGAGCGTGCGGTTGAAAAACTGAATACTGAATTTTATCTGGGTGAGACAACCATTTCCCAGATCATTATGCAGGAACGTGACGTGCTCGAAAAGCTTAAATCGGAGGAAGCGGACAGCAAATACCTTCAGAAGCTTCTGCCTCATTTCAACTGGTCATAAACATAATACCTGGCGGAGACCCCTCCTGACAAGACCGCAATTGTCGCGGGCCGGATTCGAATTGAAACAGACACAAACAAGTAAACTGACACATGGATATACCACACTACCACGAGGCTTTGGAGTTTATAAATTATTCCGTCGTGGAAGCGCTGGGCTTCAAACAGCCCGGTGCCTCCTCTTTTTCTATAGGAATTCCGGAAATATACCGGCTCGGTAATATAAGCGTAGCGTTTACCGCCGGTGATGAAGTCTATGTAACCGTGAGCGATGAAGTGAAAAATATTAAACGAACCACCGAACTGGTGGCGCTCTTAAACGAAAAAGCCGCTGGGTAAAGCGGCTTTTTTTGTTTTAGGACAATTGCATTGACAGTACCATCTCCGGACGCTGACCCGTTTGTCCGACCTGCATGGCGGTATCGTCGACGAAGCCAAAGCCGAAGCGCAGCGCCCTGACCCGGATATCGGTCCGCTTTCTGCGTTTGTTCCTGGCGCGGACCCTGCTCATGGGATTGAAATACTGCTGGTCACACCAGCCGTGAAGGGCCTGGTTGATCTTGTGTTCAAGATTAAAATAATCAGTTGCAGTAGATCCACTGTCCTGCCCCGGCCCCGGTGTCGCCATGGCCAGTAATAATTCGAGTATGGCGTCCCCCTGCTGGATGGATTTCTTGTTGTCGGTATAGTTAATATCGATCCGTCCAAGCAATACGCAGGGAAATAGAACCGGGCTCGCATTTTCTTCGCCCCATTCCAGCTGCCCGATATCCATACCGATAAATTGTAAATCCGGGATCGTGGCAAGCCGCTCCTGTACGCTCAAAAATACATTGGCCAGGATGGCATCTGTTTGTGATGTGCTCATTTATTTGTGTTTTTGTTAATATGCTGTCAGCCAGTAGCCCATAACGCTGGAAAAAAATATTAGGCAGTACTTTATCCGTAGCACCGGGCTCTTTGTATTCAAAGATGCCTGTTTTACCGGTTGCCCGCCAATCGCATATTCTGATGATTAATGCGCTGTGCATCATTGCCTGAAACGGCATCTATCATCCTGAAAAAGGGCAGGCAATGGGGATGTCGATCTGTATACTGTAGTATCTGTAGCAACCGAAAAAGTGTCCTGCGCGGTTTCTGCAAAAAAACAAAGCGGCGAAATATTTACAAAGTGCGTTCAGCTTGGTGCGCCCGGCGGGCCCGCGTTTTTGCCCTCAGTTTCGGCTGGTCTATCAACATGTTTAATACGCTATAGCATAAAGCAGGGGAGCTCTGCTATTCCCGGCCACTTTGATGATTATCGATTATCCCGGAAAATGCAGCTTCCGGGCAGTAGCTATACCTGTATACTCCCGGGAGGGGCGCGGAAATCCTGGTAATCTCATTATTTACCGGATGCCGGGTAGGGTATCCTCCCGGATAAGGGAAAATTCTATTTTAAATTGCTAAAAATATTAGTAATTGCCTCATTCTGAGCATGGTGATTTAGCTGCTGAAATGAATGAAAAAACCGATGATTAACGCAGCTTTCATCATTGTTAAAAACGCTGTAAATCAACCAGAAACGCGGTTTTTTATCTCCGAAATCCCGCCGTACGTTTGTCATGAAGTCGCTTGGAAAGGTGACGGGAAATAAGAAAAATGACAACCTATAACGACCGTTTGGGAACTCCGGAAAACAGGGAAAAGCACCAGCTGCTTGATCAAAGGGCCGCCCCCCCGCAGGGGCAGGAGATGCATACCGGTCGTAAATGTACCCGCGCCTTAATAGTCCCCCGATACGGTCAGGGGCGGCGCGGTTTAAAAAAAAGAAAAATGAAGATCTATATAATAAAAATATGTACCATGATAAGTTCTCTGCTAACGAGGATGCTCGTGACTTTTGACTACGAGGACCTGAGGTCCCTTTTTCAAAGTATCGCCCCTTCTTATAAATACAGTCTGACAAGACCGCTGCTGCTGGTGAGCCTGACGTTCCCGGGGCTTTCGGGGCTGGCCTCCCTCGTTCCGGATATCCCGCTCGCGCTTGGTATCCAGACAGCCGCCCTGGTCATGATGCTGATGGCCTTTGTGGTGGAGTTGTTAAGCGGCATAGCCGCATCCAGAATAAAAAAGGAACGTTTCAGCAGTTTTCGGCTCTCCCGGTTTTCATTTAAGGTCTTTATATACCTGGTGCTCATCGCGGTCCCGTACCACTGGTCGCAGAATTACGCGGCCAAGGGGGAGGCGGTCATGGCGGAATGCTTTGACTGGCTGCAAAACTTCCTGATCATTCATATCGCGCAGGAAAACATGGTTTCCATACTGGAAAACCTGGCGGTAATTGAGGGCAAGGAAAAATCAGCCTGGATCGAATCTATCAAAACTAAAATAACATCATTATGGCGATAAATAAACATACGCTCAGTGAACGCGGATTAAATATGATCAGGTCGTTCGAGGGCCTGAAATTAACCGCGTACCAGGACGAGGCGGGTAAATGGACGATCGGTTACGGATGCACTTACTATGCGAACGGCAAGGCGATACAGCCGGCGGACCGGCTGCCCAACAAGGAATGCGCTGCGGACCTGCTTTCAGCGGTTTTAAAAGACTTCGAGCGGACGGTGAACAGGGTGGTAAGCGCGCCGGTCAATCAGAACCAATATGACGCGCTGGTCTGCTTTCACTACAATACCGGCAGCCTGCCCTCGAGTACCCTGCTGAAAAAGCTGAACAAAGGGGATTATACAGGGGCCGCGGCGCAGTTCCTGGTCTGGAATAAGGTAACCGATCCCGGAACCGGAATGAAAAAAGTCAGCGAAGTGCTGGTTAAAAGACGTGAAAAAGAAATGAAACTGTTTAACACACCTGTCTGAATATATGAACAATATTTTAAGAGTTATAGGCGGCCTTTTTGCCGGCCTTTTGCAAAAACTAACCGGGCTCACGGCGCTCCGGGTACGCCTGCCCGAAGGCATAGCGATCAGTAACCTGCAAATCGATTATTGCATCACGGTGGTGAATAATATTAAAAACGCCCTGAACAATGATTTAGCTGCAGAACTGGCTTCGCTGCTCGCCGGCCCCGCTGATGAGCGGATGAGGAAGATGATCGAAGAAGCATTACCAGGTATATTATCGGGGCTCACTTTTTCGGCTGACGATCAGCCCGCCGGTCATGGTGATCTGCTCAGCGGACCGCTTGATAAAATAAAATCCGCAGCTGATGAGGATAAGGACCATCTGTACCATGCGCTGGCCGCCAGGCTGATGACGGTCGTCAGCGAAGGCCGGGTGAACTGGAGCGAGGCGGTGAGTATACTCGAAATCTATTTTAAGCAAATATTCAATAAACAATAAACCATATAAAATGAAAATCGAAAAGAACCAAGCGTTCATCAAGGCCCTCAGTGATGCCGGGGTCACGCAAGCTTCGCTCGAAGTGCTGTTTGCGACCCATCCGGAACAGGAAAGCGTCTTTGTGACCTCAGACGGGCTGGCCTTTTTCTCTGAAGGCTCCGTGAGTAGTCATTCACAAAAGCTTGCCTGCACGGATTTTATTGAAGTTACCCGCGGAGAGACACTATTCGGGGAAGCTTTAGGGAAAGACCTGGCGAAAGAAGCTGCCGGCACAACGAAAAACACTTTAGCGGAGGCTTTTGCCACCGCGGACGATGAAAGAACACCATTTCAAAACAGCCTGATAGAAAAGGCAACCCAATCAATTAAAGGAGATAAAAACTAATGATTCCTGCAGTAAATGTACAACTGGCCAAAGGCCAGCTAGGCGGCTCTACCGCGACCAATGACAATGTAACAGGCGTTCTGCTTACCGGTTCCGGAACGGGAACACTACCGTTGCTTACCCCGGTTAAGATTGTAAGCTTAGAAGATGCCGAATCCAGGGGTATCACCGAAGACGCCGAGCCGGAGGCTTACCAGTTCGTCCGTGAATTCTACAGTATTGACGGTACACAGGGGTGCCCGGTATACCTGATGCTCGCAGCTGCGGCGACAAGCTTAACGTCGCTTTGTGATGTTAGTGTGGCAAACGGCCTGAAAAAGCTGATCGATTTCGGCGGCGGAGACATCCGTGTAGCTGCCGTTGCACGCACCCCGGTTGCCGGGTATACGCCTACTGTATCCAAGTTTATCGACAGCGACGTGATCACCGCGGTTCCGAATGCGAAAGCTTTCGCCCAGGCCATGTTTGCCGCACACAAACCGTTGCGTATCCTGCTTGCTGCCCGCGTTAACGATGTGACAAGCAGCACGATCGATAGTCCAAATGAGCTGACCGCCAACAATGTAGGCCTGGTGATCGGCGGAACCGCAGCCAACGGTGTTACCTCTCTCGGCCTGGTACTTGGCAGGATCTCCGCTACCGCACCGCATGTCAATATCGGCAGGGTAAAAGACGGGGACCTACCGGTTAGTAACTATTTCATCGGTACGCAAAGCATTCTGCCGGACCTGGATAATCCTTCGCAGGCTTATTTCAGGCAGCTTGACCAGCTGATCGATGCAGGGTACATCACGGTCAAAAAGTATGATCAGAAAGGCGGTTTGTTTATCAGCAACGACCCGATGGCCAGTCCTGAAACGGATGACTACAACAGCCTTGCTTTTGGCCGAGTGATCGACAAGGCCGCAATCGTTGCCTACCAGACTTATGTTAATGAGATCAACGATGATATCGATCTGGATGACAACGGCCAGATTGAGCCGGTGGTGCTGAAGGCACTCGAGGCTTCTATGGTCAATGCACTTAACCTGAATATGGCTGAAAGCATGAGCGGAGATCCGGTTGTTTATATAGACGATACCCAGCAGATCACCCAAACCTCGACCCTGCAGGTTGAAATAGGCATCCGCCGTAAAGGATACAGCAAATTAATCAATATCAAACTGGGTTTCAATAACCCGCAAAACAACAACTAAAAATGGCAAATTATGTAAACAGTCAGGAACTGGAATGGAAACACGCGGACCTCAGTTTTCTTGGTGTAACCATCCGCGGACTGCGTGGCTTTAAGTACAAAAAATCTACGGAGAGCGAACACCTCTTCGCTGCCGGTGACCAGCCTGTCGGTATCCAGACCGGCAATAAAAAGATCGAGGGCAGCATCAAGCTATTGAAATCGGAACTGGACCGTCTCAATAAGGCTGCAAGGGCTGCAGGCTACGCTGATTTCAGCGAAGTGCCTTACCAGGTGATTACAGCTACCTTCCATTATAAAGAGGCATTTGGCAGGGAGAAACAGACCGACGTCATTAGCGGTATCAAATTCACTGAATTTGAAAAAGGCATGGAACAGGGCGCCAAGCTGATGGAGATCGATTGCCCTTTCATTGCCTTAAGCTTAAAGTCGGTATAAATTTTTAACAAGTAAAACAAAAAAAACGAATTGTGAAGACAAAAGATATCATGCCCCGCAATGCGGCTAACGTTACACCCGAATTGCTTGCTGCCTGGAAAAAAGATTATCCGGCCGGCGTTTTTGAACTGGTAGTCCATAGCGGCGAATTTGAGACCATTCACAGTGAAGACAGCAAAGCACCCGTCAGGGTGCCTGTTGTCCGCTACAAAGGTTACATGCGCAAGCCGACCAGGGATGAGATGCGCGAACTGACCTCTAAACAGACCGACCCGGTAACCTATACAGAGATCGTGCTGGATACCTTGTGGTTAGGTGGCGATGAGCAGATCAAAACCGATGATGAAGCTTTTTACAGCATCATGCCGACGGTACAGAGCGTGCTCGATATTAAATCATCGGAGCTAAAAAAATTATAGAGGCCGCCCGTGGGGATATCAGTAGCAACTATCTCGGGTTTATCGACACCACGATAGCCTACTATACCACCTATGACCCCTCAACATTATCTGATGAACGTTGGGCGGAAGTATACAAACAAATAGAACAAATACGAAAAGAAGAAGCGAAATCATATGGCTAATATAATTGAATTTAACTTCCAGATCAAAGATATGGCTTCCGCCCAAATTCGTTCGCTGGCTAACAGTTCAGAATCTGTGTTTAATCGAATTGGTTCGCGCCTTGGCCGAATTCAGGGCCAGGTCAGGCGCCTGGACGAAGCGATCGAAGCGCTGGCAAAACCGAGGGAGATCGACATTGATACCAGCAAGATCCGGATGGCCAGCAAGGAGCTGGCGGAACTGGAAAACCAACGGTCCAAATTTTCCACTGAAATCAAAATGGCCGGTAAGGAACTCGCCCATCTTCAGGGCGAACGGACCGGTCTGGCTAAAGCAGTGGCAAGTGCTTCAGAACAAGGCAAGAAATCGGAGAAAAAGAAGGATGAGCCTTCAACTGATTGGCTTGACAAAGGTATGGAAAAGCTGATGGGTTTTTCCAAGACGTTCATGGCAAGACAAGCGGAAGGCAATTCGATAGAGATCATGGCGGGCAGCAAAGGGGGGAAATTGAAAAATGACCTGAACACCTTCGCGGATCAGAATGGTTTGGGCGAGGATGTTTTCAAGGCAAGCAGAAAGATGCTCGCTTCCGGAATTGCTCCGGAGAATATCCTGCCGGGCCTAAAAATGATCGGTGATATCGCGGAGGGTGATGCGGATCGGATGAAGGCGCTGGCCGATGTATTTGCCGATACGGCAGCAGCCGGAAAATTGACACCAGAAGATGTTCCGAAGTTTATCGAGGCGGGATATAACCCGATGCTCGAAATGAGCAAGCTTCCCGGAAAGAACATGGGGTCGGTCACCAAAGACCTGGCGGACGGAAAAATAAGCTTCCAGTCACTGGTCGATACGATGCAGGTTTCGACGGATATGGCGGGGAACTTCAACAAGGGCATGGAGCATATGGCAGAGACTCCGGCCGGTAAAATTGCGGCGCTTCAGGGAACAATCCAGTCGCTGGCGATGTCAATAGGCAAGATATTGCTTCCCATACTGGACGCTATGACTGACGTCTTCAACGTTTTAGCGAATCAGCCCATGATGGCCGGGATAGCCGCCGGAATTGCCACTATTGCCGTCGCCATGGCAGCGTTTTCCACCTGGACTGAAATCGCGGCCACCTGGCAGCTGATGTTAGATGCAGCGTTGGCCTGGCCAATACTCATCATAGCAGGATTAGTGGGTGCTATCGTCTGGCTGGGTAGTAGTTTTGACGGTGTTACGGAAAGTATGTCAGCTTTGTGGCGGATCATTAAAAGTGTCTTCGGTATAGGTAAGGCTATGTTTATGGAATTTGCTGATAATATGTTGTTCCCTTTTAAACTGCTTTACATTACCGTCAAGAATATAATTCTGTTCATAGGCCAGTTGATAGCCAACGCCGGAAAGGCGATAGGGCTGGCATTGAGTGGTCATTTTTCAGCCGCAAAGGATGTGCTCCTCGGTAGTTTTACTTCGGATATCGGCAAGGAACTCGGTGGCGCTATCCATGACAGGGTCGGTCGCACGGTGGGTAGGGCAAAGGAAATCATTGGATACGGTAAGACGATTTACGAAAATGCCAAAGAGATACATATCAGTCGGAAGACCGATAAAAAAGAATCGTCGACCGGTTGGAATAAATCGCTTGTTACGCCGCCCTCATTGCCATCTGCATCACCCGGAGGAACTACCGCGGCTGTCGGGGCCGCACCGAATCCTCCGGGGACCGTAACCGAAACCTCGAAAGGTATCAGCGAGGGCGGTCAGCGGAACCAGGTAATTAATATAGCCAAGCTCGGCGTCGACCAGATCAGCCTGCATGCGGCAAGTGTGACCGAAGGAGCCGCTGAGATCAGGGCCATATTCATCGAAATGTTTAACCAGGTTATTAATAGCGGTAATGCCGCCGTAAATCCCAACTAATGTCAACAATAAACCACAACGATACCGTATTTGATATCGCTGCCATTTTTAAGCAGTTGTATGGCTATAAACCAGCCCATATTCCGGACCTTCCGCCTGCTCCTGCCGAGCCGTCCTTCAGTATCAGTCCGAGAACGGATACCAACATTTACGGTAATGCGCTGTATGGTGGCCAGGATACGATCGGACATGAAGTATTTTGTCCGCTGACCATTCAAGCCGGGGATAAAACATATCATCTTCCTTACACCGTGATGGGCTTTTCACGTGAGCGGAACATCAAAGAAACCGAATTTTCGGAGGCGGGCGGGACCGCCAAGCAGATCATTAGCCTTAGGGACTGGAATATATCAGTAAAGGGCTTTGTGATTGGCGAAATGGAAGGTTTCCCTGGTAAAGAATTGAAGGCGCTGAAGGAGTTATTTGAATCTAATCGACCGGTTTACCTGAAATCAGCCTATTCTGACATTTTTCTGGCCGTCAGCGACAGTGTCGTGATCTATAAGCTATCTATTCCCGAGAAACCAAAGGTTGTGGGTGTACGCGACTTTGTTATGGATATGAAGAGCAACAGTATTATCAAATTAACTATCGATTAATAGTCATGTCTTTTGTATTAAATAGTTTCATCAGGATAGGCAGGTATAGCTTCCGGGGAGGAGTTACCGATCTGGTGATCAAAAAGAATATCCACACGATCGTTGATACCGCGGTTTTGAAGATACCTGTTGTACTCGATCTGGCGGTAACCGAAGCAACTGTTGCCAGGTCCGCGCTCGCTTTTATTGGCCTCGCCGATGGCGGTTCCGCCAAAGACCACGTGAATGAGAGTATCGATATCGCCACATTGTTCCGGGAAGGGGATCCTGTAAGTATTGACCTCGGTTATAACGGTATCCTGAGGAACGAATTCCGCGGCTTCATCAGGAGGGTCAATATGACTACGCCGGTCAGTCTTGAAATGGAAGGTTACGCATGGCAGCTCCGGAACAGGAACATATTGGCCTACTGGAAACAGACTACGTTACGTGAGGTGCTCCGAAGAGTTATCAGCGGCACAGATATCGTTTTAAGCCCGGACATACCGGACCTGCCGCTGACCAACTACAGGATCCCCAACAAAAGCGGGCTCCAGGTCCTGGAATCGCTGAAAGAACAGATGTTCCTGACTGTCTGCTTTGACGACAATGTTTTATATGCAGGTCTTTCGGAAACCAGGTCGACCGCGGCGGCAGATAACCTGAGCAGCAAGACAAACCTGGCACAGGTTATCTACTCGATAGGCTATAACTGCTCATCCGACCAACCCGATCTGAAGGTAAGATCGGCCAAGGATACCAAGGTGCTGGTCCGGATAAAACAGCGCAGCCGGACCGGCGCTGTTACCACTTACGAAGCAGGGGACCAGGGGGGCGCGGTCGAGGAACGCAATATTCCTTATATCGCGCATCCTGAAAGCCTCGACGCCCTGGCGAAGAATAGCTTAAAGCAGTTGAAGTACGACGGATATGAGGGTTCGCTTGCTGGCTTATTGGAACCTTATTGCAAACCAGGCTGGAAAGTCGCGATCCGGGACAAAAGATTTAACGGGATCAGGGGCGGCATTTACTTCACTGAGGGCATGGAGGTTTCATTTGGCCTGAATGGAGGGGGGCGCAAAATACAGTTAACTTATAAACTTGGCGAAGAAGAAACTAAAACAGAGGGCAAATGAATGAATTAAATAAATTAAGAAGATCGTTTGTGAAGCTGGCACACGCCGGGGGGCCCTTAAGCTTTCACGATGCTGTCGTGATCGCTGTTGACCAGGGCGACTTTACCTGTGATATTACGCTGGACGGGGTGGAAATTTATGGGGTCCGCCTGAGAGCGGTGATGAGCGAGCATAAAAGCATTGATGTGCTGCCGGTCGCGGGTGCTCCGGTGGTGGTCGGGAAACTGGCAGATGATGATTATATCGTGATCGCCTGTGATCAGATCGCCATGTACCGGATAACGACCGGCAACACAATTCTCAAGGTTGATCCTGATGGGGTAGTTGTCAGTAAAGGCGACGAAACACTGGGCAAGATCCTTAACGATCTTGTCCGGGGGGTACTGAGTATTGCCGCCCCAAAGGATGTACCCGCGATAACCGATTTGATAACGCGTATAAACGATCTTTTACCATGAGTCTGGATACACAGGGTTTCAAAGCGGACCTGAAAAAGGTCTACACCCGGACCTATGAAGCTTCCGGGGACAGGGATGCGGCGCTGGATGCTTTTATCGATGCTTTCGCCGATAGGCTGGAAGCTTATATCAGGACAGCCGACATCATATATAACAATGGTTTGGCAGCCGGGAGCAACCCGGTAACAGGAACTTTTAACGGGCATTTACAATGATTGATTACCTGATGGATGACAATGACGATCTGCTGATCGTAAACGGCGACTTTGTTCGCGGTGAAAGTAACCAGCAGCAGCAGCGGAAGCTGCTGCTGGCTGAAAAGGGAGAATACCGGCAGGCGCCGCTGGCTACGGTCGGCACGTTCCAGTTTTTGAATGATGAAGGAAGCATCGCCGGTGAGGATCTGCTACGTGAAATTAGGCTTCGCTTCAGTCAGGACGGCGTGGCGATCCAGGGCATGGGATTTGAAAACGGCTTTTTAAATATCAGAGGAGACTATGTCAAATAATAAGATAATCAAAGCAGGGCAGGCACTGGCCGATATCGCCATGCAGTACACGGGGACGGCGGAAAACGTGTTTGCGCTTGCTGCCCTGAACGGAATTGGGATAACCGATGCGCTGAAGCCGGGGGCAACGATAGATGCGGGTACGGTAAGTGTATTTGAAGTAGCCAACTACTTCGCAACCTACGGGATCAGCCCCGCTTCGTCGGTCGCTGATGTACAGGTGCTTGCCCCCGGCGGGATAGAGTATTGGATAATTGAATACGATTTTATAGTAAGTTAATATGGCACAAACAATAGATTACTGGAAAGGCCAGATCATCAGCAAGGTAAACAGCGATGAAACACTGGCGGCACTGGACCACACCAGCGCGGTGGCCGATTTTAAATTATGGGCTTACATTGTGGCCTTCGTCGCATGGACGGTCGATGTGCTTTTTGACCTGCGCGCTGCGGAGATCTCGGACACGCTGGCCACTAAAAAACCGCATACGCTGAACTGGTACCGGGAACTGGCGCTGCGCTTTCAGTATGGGCAGGCGCTCCTTGAGGATACGGATCAGTACCTGAATACCGGCCTGAGCGACACGCAGGTAGCGGCCCAGAAAATTATCAGCCAGGCGGCGGTTACGGAAAATACCGATGGCTCCGTCAGGATGAAAGTGGTGAAACAGGCAGGAGGCGACTACGGTCAGCTTTCCGATGAGGAAAAGCTCGCGTTCAGTGCCTATGTCTTCGATACCAAGGATGCCGGGGTACGTGTTCACGTGGACAGCCTGCCCCCTGATGACCTTAAACTGGTACTGGATGTCTACTATGATCCGCTGGTACTCGACGGTACAGGAAGCCGCATCGATGGTAACGGGGATACCCCGGTGATCGACGCGGTCAACGCCTATCTGAAAAATCTGCGGTTCAACGGAGAATTCGCCAAAACACGGCTGATGGACCAGCTGCAGGCTGTGGAAGGCGTCGAGCTGGTGGGGATCTTAAGTGCACAGTCGCGTTATGGTATCCGGCCTTTTTCCGAGATACAGGAGCGGCTTATACCGGATGCGGGTTACCTGAGGGTCATCGGGAATGGTTTCACCATAAATTATTATCCATATGCCTGATTATGATAAGCTTTTCAATATCGGCTATGACAGGCTGATCATGGAATCCATACCCGGTTTCAAACGAAAACCGGTGACCTTCGCCTGGTTGCGCGCGCTGTGCAGCCCCTTTATTCTGCTTTACAACCGGTTACAGGTACGCCGGGCGGCAGATCTATACAACCTGGTGCACGATGGCAGGGTCTTCAGCCTCCGGGCTGTGCTCAATGACCGTTTTGATACCGTCGGGCGGAGGATCTCGATTGCTGACGCTTTTGCCTTTGACCGGACTTTTATTTTCAGAACTGATGAGAACAAACCTTTGTACACCGGTACAGTAGCGCTTCACAATCCCGGGGATTACGGCGATACAGGTGTTGACTTTATCGTTAACGTACCCTCCTCTGTTCCCCTGAGCGCGCAGGACCTGGTTGAGATGAATGCGCTGGTGAAATACTATAAACTGGCAGGAAAACGATTTTTAATATACAGAACGATATGAACAGATATGATTTTACACAGCCTGGCGGTTTCCCGTTTGACCAGGGTGTTCTTCAATTCATGCAGGATTGCATCAGTACTGCGGCTTCGGTTGCAAACCTTTCGGGACCAATGTCGATCTTATCCGGCTGCGTGGTCAGTGGTGGGTCGGTCAGTAACGGCGTAGTGGTCATTAACGGCGAGATCCTGCCTTTTACGGGCGGTGTAGCACAGGCCAAAGTTATCATTACGGAAGAAGCGACCGCGCTGACTTTCGAGGATAATGTCTCCCGAACGGTGAAGTATGTCCGTACAGCCAAATTCGGCGATAACGGCGTAAGTAGTTATCTATGGGCGAATTTCAAAAGAAACACGAATGAAGGGGTATTGGCCCGGCTTGATCGCGTAGAGGGGCTGTTGAGGCCATTTGCCGGCCCCGGAGGTATGGTTTGGTGGAAGGGGACAATTGAAAACATTCCGACTGGCTGGCAAGAGGTTGTTGGCTGGCGGGGTAAATTCCCGATGGCGGCTAAAGCGCCAAACGATTCCGGTATACGGCCGGCGGGTTTTGATATTGGTAATTCAGGCGGAGCGGAAACGCACACCCTAACCAAAGAGGAAATACCGGAATTTAAGATAAACGTAGCGACGACAGGATATGCCAACATTCAGGGTGCCGGTGAAAAACTTGTGGGGCATTCTGCAACGCCCAATGCACCGGATATCGAAATTACCGTAAATGCGGGCGGTGGCGCAGCCCACTCGATATTAAACCCTTATGGTGTCGGGTGCTGGATTGAACCAATCCCAGGCACTTTTTAAATTAAAATTTAATATCCCTAAATTATTATAGAACGATGGCGACCAGAGTGGCATTAAAAAACTTTTTCATCAGAGGTGCAAAACCTACGGCAGGTCAGTTTGCATCCTGGATTGATAGCTTCTGGCACAAAGATGAGGATCAGATACCAGTTGAGAAAATCGAGGGACTGTCCCGTGCGCTGGCGGGAAAGGCCTCTGTCGAGGACCTGCAAAACGAAGCCGCTGTTCGCACTGCTTCGGACGGCAGCTTGCAGAGACAGATCAACTCACTTACCGGCAGCCTTGATATGAGTGCACTCATTGCCTCGGCTCCTGTTTATGCGAATGAGGCCGCTGCCTCAGCTGCCGGTTTGAATCCGTATACATTTTATAAGACCGCCTCGGGAGAACTGCGGTATAGACTGCCGGAGGAAAACGAGGCATTTACCTACACATTACCATTAATCTTAAGCTAATGAACAGTACTGTTGTACACAAGAATGCGGGCGATCAGTTGCTCGCGGATGAAATTAACAACATGGTTTCCGCTATTAACAGTAAACCTGATACCCCGGGGGGACCCGGAAACATGTTTCCTGTAGCAGTCGCGGATACATCGCTGATCCCATTTAACCGGATGTTGTCTGTAATCGCAGACCATACGGTGACCGGAACTTTGGTCCTTAGCCCCCAGACCACTGGAGCAGTTGCAGGTTGTGGTGCGATCCAGCGGATAATTGCTGACGGGATCAGCCCGCTCGATATTTCGGCATTCAAAAAGCTGTCGATATCCGGTAGTTATTCCAACGTTGCCCGAAAGGTAAATACCCTGATGTTTTTTTATGACGGAACTGATTATAATATTGCTATCACTCAGAACGGCACATTGATCAGTCCCGCTCCGGGTGCGGAGATTGAGGCATGGGTCGCAAGGCTGGCGGCCGCAGGATATACGATTCCTGCGGAGCGAAAAACTGCTTATAGCGATTTTATCAATACTTTAAAGGACAATGGTATATACGATCTGATCGCTGAAATGTGGATGATCGAGGGCGGGTCAGCCGCGACAGCTGTCCTTGGCTTCAAAAACTACAGAAATGGGGTGCTGCACGGCACAGTAACCCATAGCCAGGAAGGAATGGAGGGTGACGGGATATCCGGTTATATGGACCTGGGCATTTCGGGAAGCGCCGTTGGGATGAACGATATTCACTGGGGCCTGGTAACCCTAAACGATACCTGTAACCCGGAGGGCTATATCATGGCTACAGAAGACGGTAGCTATTCAACGATCAATATACGGCCCGGTCAATCAGTATTGTTCCAGATCGACGGTGCCAGCCAGCATCCGGTAATGACGTCTGCGAGGGCACGTATGATCATGGTAAAAAAAGCAACAAATTTCCATACCGTAATCAATGGGCAGCAGACCATCAGTTCGATTACTGACACGAACCCTGCTGCCCCCTCAAATATTTTTGCACTTGCCGGTAATAATACCGTAGGCGGTGCGAATTCATACTCGAATCAAAAGCTTGCTTTCATTTCATTAGGGCATGGACTTAGCACAGCACAATCCTTAATATTTGACGAGGCGATAGCGGTCTTACACACGGCGATAGGAAGATAGTTTATGACGATAGCACATATATTAATGCATGCAGGTCGTCCGAAGAGCGACCTGCATAGTAAATTCCAGCCGGTTACCGGGGTTCTCAAATTGTTGCCCTCGCAATCACTGGATAATGCCAGAGGCGTCCAGGAGCCTTCCGTAGTGGAGGACGAAAACGGATTGAATATCTATTATTCGGTTCAGCTCAGCGAAAGCGTCAATTATATCTGTCTTGCAACGGCCACCCGGATCGAAGATGCATGGACCACTCAGCCGTCACCGGTCATTGGTATGGGCTTTGGAGGAGCTCCCGCTAACCGTCAGGCACATTCATCCTTCGTTTTTAAGTACGACAGTTATTACTATTGTTTGGCGACCAACGGCTATGGTTTTTCTGCCCCAGGGGAAGATAGGAATATATATATGTACCGCTCAGTGGACGGTGTAACGTTCACTGACCTGGGGCTGCTGATTGATAAATCAATAATCCCGGGAGCAGCCGGTTTCGGAAACAGCTGCCTGCAGCCAACGGCCGTCAACGGAAGATTTGAAATGCTCGTGGAGGCGAGCGTGGACGGCGTGTGGAAAATATTCAGGTTGTCTTCCGCAAATATTGATAGCGGGTGGACCTATACCAATAGTATGTCGGGCCTGGAGGTCGTGCCCGGCGGAATGTATGGCGGCCCTCAGTTGATTTATTTTGGTGGTACCTGGCATATCTTTTACCACTACGGGGCATCGGCGGGCAACTTGCCTACTTATCTGGGCTATGCGACCAGTGAAGACCTGGTCACTTTGGAAAGAAAAGAAACCCCGATGTTTGCGATTGAAGCACGTCCTTATGATGATGACACCGACCAGATCGCTGATCCGTTTGTCATTGAGATCGGAGGGAAATGTTACCTGCTCGCGGAATATTGTGAAAATGCCGGGGAATACCATTCGCAAATTTGGATGTGGCTGTTTAACGGAAACTTCGACGAGTTGATCAGTTAGTGCCGTTCTGCATCAGGCTGCAGATATACTCATCGGGAACATTTGAAATTATACTTTATTCACGGCAGAAGACAACTATAGCTTAAACTAAGGGGGGCCGGGCTGAATGTTTACCCGGGCCATCCCAATTTCCTACATTTTAAAAATACATTACAATGGCATCAAGGCTATCATTAAAATCATTTTTTTCAAGAGGGGCAAAACCGACAGCAGGTCAGTTTGCATCCTGGATTGATTCATTCTGGCATAAGGATGAGGATACTATCCCTGTTGATAAAATAACAGGACTTGCATCGGCACTGGCAGGCAAAGCATCTATTAACGATGTGGATAACGAAGCGGCTACCCGTTCGGCTATCGACAATGAATTACAGGGACAGATCGACGAACTAGCGGCAAAAGGGGATGGCATCCCGGCAGGCGGAACAGTAGGCCAGCTACTGATAAAAGCGGGGGCTGGAGAAGGAGAGGTCGCCTGGAGCAATATCAAAGATGTCGGCGCTTTAACCGAATACTGGCCGAACATGCCGGTCAATAATATTAAATTAGCCCAGTCTTATGGCTCTGACATAACTGCATACCACAGTGGCAGTGTTTATTATGAAGGCTATAGCTCGTTATTCTTCAGCAAGGCAGGAGGCATTTGGAATTTTTTTAACCTCGCCGAAAACAATGTTAACAGTTTTCAGACGCTCAAGCGTTTTTACGCGAATGCGCCGTTAATGGCTAACCGGAACACCGGGTTCCTGGTCGAGGTCGGCTTTAACGATTTTAAAGGCGGCGATTTGGAGAAAAGTACCAATAAAGTGCGGGGCACGCTGGGTTCTTTGCTGGCAAGTGCTTTTATGGAAGAAGTGTATCCGGCGAATAATCTCAATGCCGGCTCCAAAACAGGCTCCTGGGTAGATGAAAATATGAGCGGACGGGGGAGTAAAGCGGCTACGCTTACTTCTTTTACGAACCCTTCCGCTATTTCTTCGAGTGTCAGCGGAAGTTCAATGGTGATCGTACAGCGCTCCAACCGTTATACGATGGTCATCGGGACTTACGGTTGCGCCAATCCCGGGGAACTCGGGGGGTTCACGGTCTCCTACCAGGGTAACGTCATCTATACCTATGATCCGGTGGGTAAGACAAACGGCGTAACCGATAACACTTTTGCCGATAATTCGCTGACACCGCAGGTGGTACTGATCTCGGATTTTTATGTGAATGATGTGGGGGCACTGGAGATAACGACCATCAGTAACAATAAAACGATCATTGATTATATCGGCTGGCTGGGGCCTGCTAATGTCTATCCGCCCGCATTCGTACTGACCTGCCCGGAAGCCTCGGATGCGCAATACCAGGCAGATCCAGGGAACAGAAGCCACGCCAATACGGTGGCCATGACGGCGGCGATCAAAGATACCGTACTGCAGTTTCCAGGTTACCCGGTTACAGTCGTCGATTTTAATGAACTGTATGACCCCAATGACCCGGCTGACTCCGATGACGGAATACATCCCAACAGGGGAGGGCATATCAAGGTCTCGGAAAGTATCCTGAAAAAATCGGCGACCGGGCAGATCGGTTATGCGGTTCCCGTAGTTCCTAACGGGGAAAAAGCGGTGTCAGTTACCAACCAGGGACCTGAAGCCCACTATGATCTCGTGGAGATCATGGTATCTAACAGCGCACTAACTTCAGCTGATTTTTCTACTGGTATTGCCAGTGTGCCCGGCAAACCGGGCCAGCAAAGCGCAGACGACCAGTATATTTATTATTGCGTGGGGATCAACCAGTGGCGCAGGACAGCACAGATAGCGGCGACCGTTCAGGACTATTATCTGGCGACCGGGGTCGACGACAGTGCGGGAGCCCTGACATCGGTTCAGCTTAATTCAGCTTACCCTTCGGCGGCCATATTTCAGCATGTGCGGGGCCTGAATTATGTCTATGAAAAAATAGACACATCGAACTGGATCAAATACCCCATAAGCATCGCCTGATATGAGCCACTTATTAAAAAATGATTCCGCTGTTTTTTTGAGCAGCGGGTCACCCCTGCACCTCAGGGACAGGATGAACTGGGATGCCGTAACGTTACCGGTGCCCGGCGGCGTCCAGATATATACTACGGGAATGCTTTTGGACCGGGAAAGGCGGCGCCTTTTCGTAGGAACCTATCCGACAAATAAAATTATTGCCTATAACGCGGATACGCTGGAGATTGATACGGTCATTGATCTCAATGGCAGAAATTTTACGGATATCAGACTGGACGCGGTCAACAACCGCTACCTGATGTTTTCCACATTTAACGGCTTTTATCCGATCGACCGGGATACGCTGCAGATCGGAGACCTGATACCGGGCGGCGGAAGCCGATCGTTCGAGATTGACAGGCAAAGGAACCAGGTGATAACGGCAGATTATACAGGTGCTTTGTGTATCCTGGGTCTTCCGGACTTTAATATGAAGTACAAATTTTACAGCAGCCTTACGACGGTAGTGCGGATGATAAAAGCGGACCCGGCAAACCCGGAAGAGTTCTACGTCATTACGACCACCGGGCCGCTTATGAAGTTGAACGCGGCCACGCTGGCGATACGGACGATTCAGCTGCCGTACGGTATTTACGACATTGCTTTCGACCCTTCGCCGGAGGCCAACCGGATTTATGCGTCCGGTAATAGTGGTGGGGGACTAAGCGCTTTCGATGCCAATACGTGGGCACTTTTAAGCGATAACCTGGGGACACAGGATAGTTATATCGCTTTTGATAACGCTCCGGACCGGATACGCTATTTTACGGCCGGCGGCTACCTGCCGCAGGCTTTTACCAAAACAACAGCTTAGTATGTTAAAAGAGATTCGAATTGACGGGGCCGGTATCAGGACCGGTCCGTCTATGGTTATGGGGGCCGAAACCTCTACTTATTATGTTGGTGCCATCCCCTCGTTTGACGGTTTATCGGCCCGGTTTACCGGCCCGAAATCAATGTTCAACGACGTAGCGGCTAATGACCGCTTGCTGATGTCTACTTATCCTGATGGCAGGATTGCAATTTTCAATACCAGGTCCGGCGCTTTTTCCGGGGAAATAGCTGTTCCCGGAAACCTGGACATCATCGACATGAAATGGGACGGGATTAATAACGACCAGATTTTGTGTTATTCAAGAGGGGCGAACGGGGTTTATCCGCTGTCTTATCCCGGCCTGGTGTTTGGGGCACTGATCCCTGTACCGTCTGTAGGTTATGGTTATGGCATCGAAATTGACGCGGTCAGGAACCGATGGGTACTGATCGACCAGAACAGGAACTTACAGATCATCGATGTTCCGTCGCAGGATGTTGTCAAAGTACTTAATGACAGCGTATGTACGAACATCGGGGTGATCCGGCTGGACCCTTTTAACCCGGACAGGCTTTATGTAATGAAAAACAGTACCACACTGGGTATCGTAAACCTGTCTGATTTTACGACCAGTACCACGGAATTACATAATTCTGCTATTGATATCGGGAGGAACCCTGATCCGGCCCGGCGCGAATTATACACTTCCGGAGATGTGCTCACCTTTTACAACGGTGATACTTTGGCATTTATCAGGTCCACCGACCCTCGGGAGATACCTGCTGATTATACGGTTATTTTAAACCCGGATCCACTGTCGGAACGGTACTGGACAGCGGGTGGCTGGCCATTCATGGCCCACAGGCTGATGAGGTTTTGA